GAAATGCTTCATTATGATAAGATCAGAGAAATAGTGGACGCAATTTTCTTTTTCTTCAAATTCAGCTTCTTCACGGGAGTTGTGATTGCAGAGGGGGTGAATGTGCACAAACGACGCATGGCAAAGAAAGAGCCAAGCAAAACGGAATTCGTAAAGAAGGTTGAGAAAATCAAACCACCAGTACGACCACAAATCATAATTGAACCAGAGAGTTGGGGAAGTGATGCAGAAGATGGAAAATGGGGAGATGATGACGACGATCTTGATTACGGAGCCGCAACGGACTTCAATGCAGTACCACAGAAAAAGGAAGCAAAATCTGCACGAGGTTCAACAAAGAAAGACGTATATTGTAACGTATGCAAATCATTTGAATGCGTGCACTGTTACACGTACGAAAGTAACGAAGACAAAAGCAATACGACATACATAAAGAAAATGCAAGTACCTAAGAAATCTGTGCTTGAACCAGAGGGGTTATCAGGAGCACAGAGGAAGAAGAACAGGTACGTACGCGACGTGAAAAATGGAACAATTAAAACGTTCAAATCAGAAGCAACGAACGTGCAATACCATTCAAATCCACTAATGTATGCCACAAGCAATCTCAACTCAACAACTGTAACCAGCATGGGAACCTTACCCCAAATGAGCACGATACCTTTATTTGTGAGTGACACGGCGTTAAACGCAGAAGCGTCTGTCATTGATGAAGAAGAGGTGGTAGTGAGCAACGAGGCGATGGTAGACCATCAGGCAATCGATCTAGTCAAGTTAGTAGCCAAAAACGAAATATTTATTGGCACACCAGAAAGAATCATTCAAAGAGGACTTATGGTGTTTGGTAGGATCGGAGTGACGAATAGTCATTGCATGCCACTTCTGAAGACAGGGGACAGTTTTAACTGCTTCGCGGCAGGTGAGAAAGGCTTCGTAGGAAAAATTCTGAATAACCGAACAGAAGAAGATATTATCATTTTCCAGTTAGAAAAAACAGCGCGTCAGTTTGCAGACATTAGCAAACATCTACCAACCTATGCGGACAAGAAAGCTCGAGCAGGGCTTTACGGTTGGCTAGTTCAAATCTATCCAGACAACACGCGACTTTTAACTAACATCACTTTCGACGATATTATCAGTGTAAAGGTTTCAGACAAACAACGTTACGGACAAAAATATCATGGACTCATGAGAGGATGCAGTTATGGACCAATCAACACCATGAAAGGATCATGTGGAAATCCAGTTATCATCACAAATCCAAAAATTGACAGGAAACTTTGTGCAATTCACAGTGCAGCAAACTCAACCATAGGGTTAGGAACATTGCTGTACCAGGAGGAATTCGAAGTCTATCGTCAATTGGAAGAACAAGCATGTGGAGAAGTGATAGCTGTTTTGAAGCATCAAAAGATCAAAATCATCCCACCAATGATGCACGGAGAATACAAGGTGCTCGGATACGCTTATGACGAAGTGGAAGACAAAGTATTACACACGTACTCAAGTACGAAAACAAGATACTGGAAAAGTCCACTCGCTTTGTCAGAAGGAGTTTTTGAGCCGGTCGTTTTAGACAAAAGAGATACACGACCAGAAATACCCTTTTATCCTTACGAAGACGCAGTAGAGAAATTCAACCATCCACAAGCAACGATGGACATACCTCTACTTGATCATTGCATCGACGAAGTGGCTGAATACTATGCGACAATCATCAAACAGGCAGAAATACCAACACGTGT